GGGTGCGGAGAGCATCACGTCCTCGTCCAACAAGATCCAGCTGAACTTCAACCACCCCGTCAAGGAGCTTGTGTGGGTTGTCCAGCGCGACTCGTTCGTGGACTGCACGCCCAACCAGAACTTCATCAACGAGGTCAACGGCTGCCAGCCTTTCAACTACACGGATGACTTCACGACGGAGGGCATCGTGATGGACGTCCTGGCCCGTGGCTCCCTGGGCGGCGGTGCCTCCACGACGGTTGTGCCGACGACGACGGGTGATGGTCCCTCGGGCCCCTACCTGCCTGGTCTGGGCATTGCGGTCGGTCCTTCCCTGGCCGGTGCGTCTTGGCTGGACTCGATCTCGGATGCGGGTGATGAGGTCTTCGCCGACACGACCAACTACCTGCTCGCCAAGGTCATCCTCGACTCCGGCGTGCGCTGCTCGGGCAAGAACCCCGTGGAGGTTGCCAAGCTGCAGCTCAACGGCCAGGATCGGTTCACGGAGCGTGAGGGCCGGTACTTCGACCGCGTGCAGCCCTACCAGCACCACAGCCGCACGCCCCAGGTTGGCATCAACGTGTATTCCTTCGCGCTGAAGCCCGAGGAGCACCAGCCCAGCGGCACCTGCAACTTCTCTCGCATTGACAAGGCGACGCTCCAGCTCACGGTCTCCGTCAACACGGTCCGTGGTGGGCGCACGGCCCAGGTGCGAGTGTACGCCGTCAACTACAACGTCCTGCGCGTGATGTCCGGCATGGGCGGCCTTGCCTACTCCAACTAAGCGCGAGAGTTGGATGACTAACTATTTAAAAATCAAAAAAAACGGGGAAACCCAAAAATGAGCTCGGAATCCCGACTTCATTTTTGGTTGTGGCTGCGGAAGTAAGATGATAAAAAAACACAGACTGCTATAAATAATTACTACAAATGCGTCTATTAACGCGAGATGATTACGATAAGTATTATCCGTTAATTAACGAGTTCAGAAAGACGACAGTATCCCGCGAGCAGTTCATAACATACATGGACAAGTTACCGTCCAATATTGAAATATATGTAACCGAGTTGGAGGGCAACCTCATCACGACATGTACAGTGATATTCGAGCCCAAGCTCATCTTCGACATGTGCACGTATGCTCACATTGAAGACGTGTGCGTTTCGAGCGAATATCGTAAGCGGGGAATTGGGACACATCTAATGCAGCAGGTTGTAGCGTTGTGCACTGAACGTGATTGCAAGAAGGTCACTCTCGTATGCAATCCGCAGAACATACATTTTTATCAGCTCAGTTCATTTGAACAGCGCGGAGTCCAAATGTCTATTCTTTTAAAGGAATAGATTAAATGCTTCATCGGAAACGTTCGGTAGGTCAGCATACCGTATACGGATATGACACCACGCGGTATAGGCTACAAGAACTTATTGAGGAAATTTATGGAACGGATATCGGCTCTCTTCAGAGCATGTCCTCCGACTTTCAATCTCGCGACAAGGGTACTCTCCAGGATATCGAGACCGACATACACAAGAAGTTCTATGCGTTTATAAAGTCGGGCGATCGGTTTAAGTCCGTATATTGCCAGATTATTCGCGATATTTTTGATGAGTTCTTCCCAGAAGAGCCCGTGCTAATTTACCAGAGCTTTCCGAGTATTCGATTTCAGTTTATCGGAAACAAGTGCGTTCCACCTCACTGCGATTCAGATGATACCGGGCGGCATCCGATTGGAGAGCGCAACTTTTTGATTCCTATCACGAAAATGTCCGGAAGCACTCGCCTATTCATCGAGTCGGAACCTAAAAAGGGAGACTACACTGGAATCGACATGGACTACGGAGACATGTTATACTTCAACGGAAACACATGCGTTCACCATAACAATGTCAATGTTGAATCCTACATGCGGATCTCGTTTGACTTTCGGGTTATTACGTTGGCCGATTACGGTTCATACATCACCCGTCAGAACGTAACACATACAAACCCACGGGACATTGAGTCGCGCAAACCCGTTAATATGGTAGTTGGTGGATACTACCAATGTATGTTCAGAGGTGCAAACGTAGCCAAAACACTTGCGTGGCACTCATCGCAGTCGATAGTTCAGTCTCGGCCGTGCTTTGATGACGAGGAAGCGAAAGCAAGTGCTGCATACTTTCAATCCGGAGATCCGTTTCTGACAGAGTTCAAGCAGACAGATGCATTAGAAACTACAATCGGGCAAGTTACCGGTAGCGACCACTGCTTTATGACTCCGAGCGGAACGAGTGCCCTCATCACCGCGCTTCTTGCATGCGGCATTCGTCCGGGAGACGAGGTGATAGTCCCAGATTACACGATGGTAGCGACTGCGAATGTAGTAACCCTCCTAGGAGCAAAGCCAATATTCGTAGACGTACGCGCCGGTTCCTATACCGTCCATGTAGATGATGTTGTCAAATATATTACACCGTCTACCAGAGCGGTTATTCATGTAAGTCTGAACAACCGTTCGGATGCATTGCCCGATCTTGCGGCCCTTTGTAAGCAGAGAGGTATATACCTAATTGAAGATGCAGCACAGTCTCTTGGTTGTTTGATCAACGGCAAGCACTATGGGACGTTCGGGGACATTGGTTGCTTCTCCTTCAGTACTCCCAAGATAGTTACAACCGGCCAGGGAGGTTGCTTGGTAACAAATAACGCGGAGATCGCTTCCAAAATATTGACAATCAAGAACTTTGGAAGAAAGACGGGCGGTGTGGAAGTATACGATTCATTCGGCGTTAATTTTAAGTTTACCGACATCCAAGCCGTGGTCGGACTCGCTCAAATGAAGAAACTCCCGCACCGTGTGAGACGTATGCGCGACATGTTTGATATGTATTATCGTGGATTGGCGTCGTGTCGCAATGTGCTCATCGGGCCAGCTCCTACTGCAGAATGGATACCGTGGTTCATTGAAGTTGAGACTAAATACCGAGACAACCTCGCCGTCTTTCTTCAGAAACATTCGATTCAGACGCGTATAACGTATCCCGCACTTCACTCGTTGTCGGTATACGGTGAGTCGGGAGAGTTTCCGAACTCCGATCACATCTCGAAGAACGGGCTCTTCCTACCAACACATTTCCTGTTAACAGACCAAGACATATCTCGCATATGTGATCTAATCAGTATCTACGATCTGTACTGCGCTTAGGAAGTAATTTGTATGGAGCGTGGATTCGGATTCTCCGTTTTGTGCCCGAATATATACCATCGCAGATGACGGGTATGTAACGATCTTCTCGGGGGAGCGGTTTAGATATGCACCCCACCACGAGAATGTTGAGTATGTGATTATGTTATGTTTGCATTGGCTCATCGTCCATAGGTCGATATAGTCGAAATTACCCCGTATATACCGAACTCGAACGCCGAGGTTATCGATATCCACGGGGCCGTCGGAAAATACAAAGTAAATAGGATCAGAGACACGCTCGTTCATGTAAGAAATTGCGCGCTTATAATACTCCATAGTAGACCGAACGTTAGCATCTTTGCCAGTTCGGATGTGGACGGCAATCACATTCTCCGTCTTGAGCTCTGGATACATGGTGTCGATTGAAAGCTGAGACTTTGCATCCGGAGCAAACATGGCGAGTATATCTTCGCGGTATTCGTTGAAATAGGGCGGATATTCAAAGTATCCTTCCAGAAGAATGTTAACTCCGGGATTCGATACAATGTTTTGAATCGCCGAGAAGGAATATGTCTTTTCTCGCGCATTTTCTCCAACCAAGTATGAGTATTTGGTCGGAGGTGCTGCTCTACAGTTTCGGTACAATGTATCTCCATGATCGTAATGAAATAAACTACGAATTTTATCACAATATTTTTGAAGATACGAAAAATCGGGCGTGCGTGAATATGTTTTTGATAACCCGTATGTGGTGGCAACCTGAAATAATACGTTTCCAGTACCTAGGTTCACACGGGATAAGTGTTCCGAATTCATAGCAGTGATCGTTGGTGCCAGCATTAGTATATGCTTCGACATTACGATGTAAATGTAGTCAATAATCATAGACGACGTGCCCGCCCACAAGGTCACTGAATCCCGGACGTTGACGACCAATGCGTTTGAGGGAATAAAGCCAATTTGACGTTGGCTGAATACGAATCCAGTATTGATCATTGATATACATTGAAATGACGTTCGGAGTGTGGAGGTTTGCGTGAAAAAGTGCCACGGCATTCTCAAGATTACCGATGATCGTATCGTAGAACTTCCGATTGACGATGTACCCGCTAGCAGTCGTACAGGACAGTACTTTGCCGAAGACGTTGTTGTAGGGAGAATATTGGTTCAGATACCAACTAAGCGCGAGAGTTGGATGACTAACTATTTAAAAATCAAAAACAGGGGAAACCCACAACTGTATACGGAAACCCGAGTACAGTTGTGATGTGCGTGTATTGTTTGTAACTATTTTTAACTACTATAGTAATGTTCGTAGAACATACTTTATCATATGATGCAATGAAGTATGACTTCCAGGACATAGTAAAGCGGATATTCGATATAAAAGACCTCCAACGCGCCCATGAACTGCGGCCGAGGTCGAACGACCAGATAACATTTGAAGAAGATACGAAGACATGGTTTCATAGACACTACTATGATTCTCCACTATACGGAGAGATGATCGGTATCTATGAGACGTTTGTAAAGGATATTATCCTTCCCAGGTATTCTGATTCTGCATATGTCGTTCAGGTGGATCCGTCTTTTCGTATTGGAATCCCAAACAACACTGCTCTTGGGATCCGAAACGATGATACAAATGACCGTATCGGATGCCATTGTGATGCAGATTATAATCATCAGCCAGGAGAGATCAACTTCATCGTTCCTATCACACCCATGTTTGACACAAACTCCGTCTACGTCGAAAGTGAGCCTGGAAAGGAAGACTTCCACCCCGTAAACCTTTCAGTTGGCGATGTGTTCTGTTTTTACGGGAACAAGTGCCGGCACTACAACGTGACAAATACTACAGGCTTAAGCCGATTATCTATTGATTTTCGTATCATTCCAATGTCTCGTTATATCGATGATTGGGCGAGCGCGTCGGTCCACGGAAAGAGGCCACTTACACTGGGGGGTTACTTTAAGAGAATAAATGGAGACTCTCGTTGTGAATAACTTTGTCCTGTCTGGATACGGGGATCGTATGATGGACCTACTACTTCTCGCTTCGTACGCACGCGCAAGGAATATGCGCCTATATATTCGTTGGCAGGATTTCCCAGGTATGCCCGATTACAGCGACATTCCAGAGTGGAGGTTTCAGGATACTCGACTCAAGAACTTTCTGTCCTTCTTCCGGCTCCCTTCGGAAGTCCAGATAGAGTATACATCTGTCGCAAACACCGCTCACGAATGGAAGCAGTACATCGGTGGAACTACGTCTCCAACAGTTTTTCATGAACGATACATCGCAGGGTGGTTTCCCATCGGCCTTTCGGAGTGGTTGGCGATCGTAGATGAAGTGAAATCAGAGTTGAAACTCAAGGTGACTCGATATGTACCAGAGAGGCCTTATGTAACCGTTCACTTGCGGCGCACAGATAAACTGCGCGGAGTGTGTGAAACGCAAATCGTAAAGGACGAACTCGCTCTTCTGAACCAAGAGACATTCGCAGCTATCCAGACTGCCAAGGACAGCGGTTACACCGATTTCTATATTGCGACGGACGATCCCTCGGCGCGCGGCGAGTATATTGCCTTCATCGAGTCTATCGGTTGTCGAGTGATTGCGCCTGCTAACGATCACAAGCTGCTATCTAGTTATTTTGACACATGGATGATGAAGTCGACTTCTATCATCATTGCGTCGATGCGGTATTCTACATTTTCGCTGTTCCCGTCACTGTGGTGGGACATCCCGCTTTGGACCGTGTTGCCCGACTCTCTGCATTCTGTTCACAAGTTTAATGCGACATATTACAAGAATGTCCAGTTGGGCAATTGAGGGTGACGATTAACGTTGCGATACTCCGTGTTTGCGTTTGTACGTGCGTATGTATGGACAAATATGCTCTTATTAGAGAGGAGCCCGTATTTGAGCTGTAGAAGATACACAAACATAGAATACGATGATTGTAGTAGATGAATCTCTGTAGCGTGCTCTATGAGGCCCAGCGACTGAAAGAAGTCCGACGAACTGTTTTCTAGCTTAACCGCATATCCGCGAGGCAATCGAAGAGGAAACGCCGGCTGTGTGTGATATACGTAATAAGGAACATCTGTGATATGTTGAATTTCTGTTGCGGGGGTGCGTTTCACGTTGAAGTGATCATACATTGTTGACGCTGGGAGATCGTGGTATATATAAAATGCTTCGACAAAACTTACCATCGTCGTCTCACGAAATCGAGCCCATTTTGAATAATCGTCGAATGCGCAGAGGCCAACGAACGGCTGCGTTGGATATTTACACCTTCCTCCAGCACGCGGACACGCCACCGGGGACCCAGTTTGATGGCACAGAACACATGTTCCAGATCCTATCGGTGAAAGATCGGCAAGTTCGACATCGATTCCGGTATCGAAAAAGAGGCGACGCACAAAAGGCAACTGTTCGGGTTGAACAACCATAACAGTTGCATTTCCATATTTACGATACATGTGGTTGTATAGACCAAATTGGCTAAAGAAATCTGTCCATCCTTGGTGACCTAGGACGCGCATTTGTATACATTGGGATTAAGCCATCTTGACGAAATACGCAGGACCAACTGCCTCGCCGTACGGCTGTTCGACCCGGTCAACAAACTGGGTTGCGAAGTACTCCTCGCAGGCCTTGCGGCATCCCGTCAGCTCCCAGTCGTCAATGATGAGAACGCCTCCGACATTCATGAGAGGAAACAGGACCTCAAGGCTTACCTTGGTCGACTCGTAAAGATCACCATCCAGACGGAGAAGCGCGATTCCACCCAGCTGCTTGAGGACGCTCACGTATGGCTGTAGGGTATCCTGGAACCATCCCTTCACAAGCACGATGTTCTGCCAGTTATTCGGAAACCACAGCTTCATATTCGCCTGAACACGCTCCTTGGAGTGAACCGTGATACCCGAGCTCTTCAGAAGCTCACGGGTATCGGTATACTTCACAACAGGCTTCGGGCCCTCGACACCTGGCTGTTGATCGTCATCATCGGACGCAAGTGGGATACCCTCATACGAGTCAAACGCATAGATCCAACGCTTCTCGGGATAAAGGATGTTCCGCTCCTGCATCGCGGCAATCTGAGCACCTGCCGCAACGCCGCACTCCACAAGTGTGCCTGGGATTCGGTTCGCAAATATCTGATCCGTGAAATACTTGGTGTTGTCAATTGTCTCCCTGGTGGAGTATGCTGCGCCGTAGTATGCCATTTTCTTACTATACGATTAGGTTCGTCTAAATCACGGAG